ACGTCCGGCACTGCAGGGCTCGATCTTGCCTCAACAGGGCCGTCTTCAGTCAGTGTCTCAGCCGACGCGATTAGTGTGATCGGTAATGCCATTTCACTTATCGGTGAAACATCCAGCGATGAAGGAGCGAATGATGATTCAGGTGTTCCTGAGTCATGGCAGGAAGGGACGGTAATCACTGTTATTGCGCCTGAAACGTTTATCGTTGCAACCGAGTCAGGTAAATCGGTTATCTATGGAGATATGACTGAACTGGCGCCGTATGTTGGCATGCCCGTCACACTGACATGGAGTAATACGGACTATAACGTTTTCGTTTCTGCGTATCAGTCAGGTATTCCCGCGGTTCCGGGTGTCGGAGGTCGCGCAGCGTCGATAACGGCCAATGCTGCTCCGGCAACGTATGATTTCAGCGATTCACCCGTCGTGTTTACCCTGACATGGGCGGGCGTACCCTGGGTTGTTTCCCTGGCAACAAACTACACCACAATGTCGGGGCTGGTGGATGAGATAACGGATCAGCTTACGGGCAGCGGTCTGACAGCATCAGCAGCAGAAATGCGCCTGCGGATTGGCGAAAAAGAAAGCCCGTACAGCGGGAGAGCAATCAATTACACCTTTTTACCTGCAGAGCTTTTTGGCGACTCACCTGTTGTTGAGTCTGGCGTAGCTTCATCGGGAGGTGTTCCCGCGGTATTACCGAGCCTTACCCTGGCATACGACAGTGCGGTCGGGAAAGGTTTCTCCGGGCTGCCGGAAGGTGCTCAGCGAATTGCCCTGGCGCACAAAGGGAAACAGTACCGGATAACGGAGATTGATGGCCTGACGATTACGGTTGAGCGGCTGATAGTAAACGGTGCCGGTGTAACCATTCCTGATCTTACCTGGCCTGGGTTTACCGGGCGGGTGATGCTCGATGCCATTGTGACAGGTATCAATGAAGAGGATGAATGGATGGGGCCTTTCCTCTGCTGCCCGGGAAGAGAGAAAACATCCCACGTTGAAATGAATTTCGTCTATCCACAGGGTCTGGTGGATATCGGTAGCAAGGATGGAAAAATCCACTGGCACACCGTTGAGATTATGATCCAGTACCGGCTTTCCGGGGCTGAAGACTGGATCAGTCATAAAGTTAAGCATGACAACAATACGGTCAATGAAATCGGCTACACGGAAACCATCATGCTCCCTGTAGAAGGGAACTATGAGTTCCGGATGAAGCGCATTACCCCTGTGTGGGGCGGAACAACGCGTGATTCGGTTCAGTGGCAGGCAATGAGGGCGAAGCTGTCCGCCCGCCCGGCAAGATACCGTGATATTACCACTCTGTCTATTACCGTCCGCACGGGCAGTCGTCTTGCTGCCCAGTCAGACAGGCGCATAAACATTACGGGCACCCGGTTGTACGATAATGGATATCCCAATCGCAGTATTGCCGGTGCACTGCATCATGTCCTGCAAAGTGCGGGGGTGCCTAATGTTGATAGCGAAACGATTGACGGGCTTGAGGCGCGATACTGGACGCCCAGGGGTGAGCGTTTTGATTACTCAGCGGATAGCGAGGACGTCTCCGTACTGGATATGCTGCAGAAGATAACCAATGCCGGGCTGGGATATTTCCTGTTATCAGAGGGGATGGCATCCGTCGGGCGTGAAGGGATCAAGCCCTGGACAGGCATCATCAGCCCGCAGGAGTCCACTGAAATGCTGCAGACCTCGTTTACCGCACCTTCAGCAGATGACTTTGACGCCGTTGATGTGACCTATATCAATGGCACCACATGGGCAGAAGAAACTGTTCAGTGCAGGACCAGTGACAATCCGACACCCTCAAAGGTGGAGGACTATAAACTTGATGGGGTTGTCGATCAGGATATTGCATACCGTATCGGCATGCGCCGGTTGATGAAGTACAAGCATCAGCGACTGGCTCATACGGTCAGTACCGAGATGGATGCACTTTGCTATGACTACGGCGATCGAATTGTTCTGACGGATGATATACCCGGCAGCAACACGATTAGTTGCCTTATCACCGAAATGAATGTCGCTGATGGCGTAGTAACACTGGGCGTTACTGAGCCGCTGGACTGGACTATCGCTAATCCTCGCTGCCTGATCCGCTTTCAGGACGGCAGTGCATCCTCGCTGCTGGTGCCGGAACGTGTTGATGACTATACGCTGACGCTCCCTGAAACCCCTGGTCTGAGACTGGATGAATGGGAGATGAATGACGGTGCGATTGAGTTTCTCAGACTGATATTTTGCTCATCTGAGCGGGTCGGATATGACGCGCTACTCACATCGATAGAGCCATCGTCTGACGGCACCACCGCTGTTAATGCCGTCCAGTATTCACCCTTGCTGTATCAGTATGATGATACTACCTATCCGGGCAATGTCTCATAGCCCCAAACATTAAATCTGACCACAACAACATAACCTGCTTCGGCAGGTTTTTTTGTTTATGAGGCCGAACATGACTACATATAATACACGTGACGAGCTCGGATCAGCGGCCGCAAAAAACTTGTTTGATAATGCTGAGAACCTCGATTTTTTTGCTAACGACAGAAATGCAGAAAATGCTGATGACCGTTTCGGAAACAAACGATTAACATGGCACGGGATTGAACAGCAATCCAAGCGAGCAATGTCCAGCTATGGCTATATCACGAAGGACTCTTTTGAGGCGGGTGCTACCCTCGACACTCCTAACACTGTTTTACGGTGGCGCTTCAACGGGGAGTACTACCGCTGGGATGGGGACTGGTCGGGACCCAAAGTCGTACCCGCTGGCTCTACACCTGAGAGCACTGGCGGGATTAGAGATGGGGGGTGGGTTAGTGTTGGTGATGCAGCACTGAGGGGGCAATTATCATCAGAGAGAGCATCTGTATTACCCTCCGTTGGCACCATGCAGCGATTGAGTGGTGTACGTATTCCTGCTGGAATACGTACACTGAACTATCAGGGGATGAGGCTGGATAACTGGATTGAAGATGGTGACTTTTCCTTGAAGCCGCACTCAGCTATTTCTGAGCCAATCAAAAATGCGAAAAATGAGTACGTGGTAATCACAGACAATGGGTCATACACTTTTGTGAACTCTGATATTTATACGCTACGCATAATGGGCTATGCGAATGCATTTGTCAGTAATACTGAAAATTCCTTAGAAGGACTAAAGAAACTTGATGCTTACTGCTTAAAAATGGGGATACCTATAAAAGGGAGCGGGGTATTCAACATAAGTTCTAGTATTACTTTGCAATCTAAGATAGATGCTGCTGATCTATACATACACCCTAAGTTAGCTGTTGGTAAAGTCATTTGGGATGATGCCTTTGTTGTTGAGATGAAACATAACCGGAGTGGTAATTCCGGATTGCGTGTTATTAATTTATATGAAGTGAATAATAAAACTGGGAAGTTGGTAGGGATTAAAATTGATGTTCCAGAAATGGTATGTAACCAGATAATAGCAAGCGGTTTCTCCGTTAACTGGCAAATCACTTCCTATTCATGCACGCTGAACCAGTGTAGTGGAATCAATGGTGGCGATGGAGTTAGCGCCTATGCACCGAGTTTTAATCGAGAGATAAATACACTATTCATCAATGGAGGTGATTGGTTTAACAATTCACGTTATGCGATGGATATCGGTGATGACCGTTTTGAAACAACCATCCCTACAGATCAGTATCATGGAAATGGAATAACTATTACAGGCAAACCTAGAATTGATCAGGGTACTATTCGAATCGATAAAGTTATTGGTGTGGAAGTTGAGGCATATTTTGAAAAAGGTGCATCAAACAAAACTACCTGTATTGAGTTAGGTGGCGCATTCGACGGTAGTGTTAGAGGATTTACATTGAGGAATACGTATGCAAGGGATTATGAATATGTTGTAAAGTGTAAATCAGCAGTGTCTGGCCTGGCGGTAAAAGATAACCAGTGGAGAGCGATATCTAAATGCGCGCTATACTTAACATCTGATATTTATCCTTATACGTATATGAATAATACCCAGGCCATCCCATCGTTCCAAATGATTAAAGAGGTTCATACAGGTGTTCGCAGAGGGCTTTCGGTAAATCCATTTTTAAATAAAACAATTGATAATCATGGATTGTTTCTTGGTAATCAAAACATGATTTTATTATCTGGAGTTTATAGTGGTGCCAGGGTCGTGAATGGACGTAATACTTTTAACTACAACAATTCTAACTTCAGAGAGTATCTTTCTCCCAAGGGAGGGGTTTTTGGTTCTGTGGTAAATGGCGCTATCAAGATAAATAACATTACAGATTCGTATTTTTTCAATGGTGGCGATAGATTTTTGATAAATGAAGTTAGTACATATATCTCTTCTGTTGATTATGACGAGGGGATTATTGTGGTTAATGAAATACCAGTAGGCGCTACGACAGTCACAGTCTCGCAAGCTCAAGCTATCCCTTTTCTAGAAGGCTTCAACTTTGAAATGCCAACCGACATTAATTATCGGGATGGATCGATATGCCGCAACACATTTACTGTCACGACAAGCCCAAACTCTTGGGTGTTGAAAAGGGGGATTTGGGTGGCTGGCTAGATAGTCACTGATAGTGATGGAGTGCCAGGCAGGGACTGGCTGATGTGGGAACGCGAAAAAGCAGTTATCAAAACTCAACGTGAATTACTGTTAATCAAGAGGTTACAACGCAGTTCAACGAGTATTAAAAACATCAAAACCCTGTGATTTAAGTAATTAAATCAAGCTGTTAATAAACATCCATCCATATATTGCTCCGTCA